TGCCAGCCGTGCCTGTTAAAGATAAGGTAGAAGCACCTGTTTGTGAAGTTGTTCCTAATGCACCAGTCCCAACATTGCCTGTAACAGTGGCTTTTGCGCCAGCCGCAACAGACTCATCACCAAAGCTGACAGTAGCGGTAACACCAACGCCAGCCACATTTGCTGAACAATTAGTTGTTTCGTCGCCTACAGCACTTGTGCCAACAACACCTGTTGGTGATATCAAACCTGTGCCTGTAACAGTAACAGAATTTAGGAGACCAGAAGCAACAACGCCAGTGGCAACTCCATCAATAGAGGGTATGACAAGGACATTACCAACCGCAGTGGTTGCAGCTACGCCCGTGACAGTAACAGGTATGGCTTGATTCCAAGCTCCTTGACCCCAAGTGCCTCGACCCCAACCTGTTACATTTGACATAGTTAGCTCACTATGCTATGCGGATAATAGCGTTACTGGCATCTGCTGTTGGGAACTGGATAGTAAAAGTACCAGAAGTGGATGTTTTATTTGAACTAAAATCTAAAACTGCGACAGCTTTATTACTATTTGTGCTGTTATAAATCAAAGCTCCCATTGCCGTGATAGTTGCTGTAGTAAAACTAAGGTCAGCAAAATCAGTAAATGCTGTAGTTCCTGATGTTGTAGGAGCTACTTTTGTAAGTGTTCCACCACCTGTAGCATATGTTCCACTAGAAGCAACTTCACCTGTAGTTGTAAAAGCTGTTGTAGCAGCTCCTAATGTTGCTGTTGTGCTTGATTTACCACCGCTACCCTCAGCATACAAAGCTAATTTAAAAGCATTGCCGTTTGTAGCGAAATTGTGAGTACCCAACATAAGTTCTTGCTTAAATGCGGTACACATTGCTTGTGCGATTGCCATTATATTCTCCCAATAGCTTGAGCTAACTGTTCTTGTCCAGCGTCACGAACTTTCGCACAAATAGTAGCACGTTCTTCTTTCCTCGCCAACTCAATATAATATTGGGATAAATTTCTAACTTTTTCTTTAAAAGCCTCCGCTTGTAAACGTATTGGTTCTGGCGCATCATCCGAAACATAAATTAATTTATTAGTCAGCATTTCTGCTATTTGATCGTTAGACAACCCCCCTTTTTCTGAAGTCATCACACTAGCTGTACCAACTGTAGCAACACTTAAATCAAACATTATCATGCCTCCCAAACAAAATAGGATTATTTTCCACAGGCTCAGGTGGTTCAAACTCAGATTGTTTTACTATCATTAAACCACCTTCTTGTACTGTTTGAACAAGTGGATCTTTTAATCTATGATAGCCATAGAGTTTTTCATTATCAGGAACATTTGTATCTAATAAACTAGACCTGTGGGCTACTTCTAATTTAATACCTCGGCTTACCGCGATGGCACACCAAAACTCTACACAAGCTCTACCAGACTCAGCCATACTTACATTTTTATAAGTATAATCTAAACCATACAAACAAATACAAGTGGCTTTTTTCCATATAGCGTAAGCAATAGCATAAGCGACAGTATTATTAAAATAACAGTACCCTAATTCTGTCGCCACTTCTTTAAGTGGAAAAAGTTGTAGCTCTTTAACCCTTTTATCTAACTCACAAGTATATATAGGGTTTTTGTTTTCTTTTAAAAATTTTCTAGCTATGCCAGTTTGTGTGCCAGCATTTTCTGTATCTAAAAACCTAGATACAGGATCCATCATAAACGTCTTATCAACGTGTATGACACCACCTATACAATTAATACCCCATACTTCATCAAATTCTTGTGAAGCTATTCTAGCAGAAATATAGTCAGCGTAACTGCCACCTAAACCAACTATAGCTATTTTCATGTTCTTGCCCGACTTGGTAGTCCTGTTCTGTAAGCATCTGTGTTTTCTCGAGCTTCTGCCAGATCTTTAATCCTGCCTAATGATTCTATAAACCTACCATTGTATAAATCCATCATGTCTTTTTCGCCTTTCATAAAGGTATAGGCTTCAACAAGACTTCCATACAACATAGTATTAGGTGCATTTTCACTCAGATAAGTAAGGGTAGTGTCAGCACTTGTAGAAACAACAGTTCCAGTAGCTCCGCTTGTTGCTCCTGTAACTGTTTCCCCTACGGTAAAATCAGTGCTAGGTATTACAACGGTAAATACTGTAGAAGATGTTATGGAAGATATCGTGGTATTAGCCCCACTTGTTCCTCCAGTTATTGTCTCCGATGCTTGAAACGTGCCACTTACACTGCTAACAGTAAGCACAAATTGGCTAGCCGTTAAACTGGTCGGTCTATAATAATAATGTAACTCAGAGCTGAAGTTTGCATTTGGGACAGGAGCTAATATAAAATTTTGATAATCATATATAGCATAATATTTTGGAGTACCTGTGCTGGAATCTGGGTTAAACTCTTGCAAAAAATTAACGTCTTTTTGTTGAAGAAAAATTTTAGAACTACTACTTGTGATATCTAAACTAAAAGCTGCTAAAAAATCTGTAGGCATTTGTAAAAATTGATTGCCTGAAGTTAACGACCCTGTGGCATTTTTACGAAAAAATTCTAAATCAACAGTGGTAAAAATTCTTTGTTCAGCAGCTTTGATAAAGTCGGATAAATGGGCTACAAAAGAGGTTTCTTGGTTCTCTGTATAATCTTTAATAGCTGTTTTTAATTCTGTATATGTAAAACTCATGGTGTGTTCGCCTGTCCACCCATACCACTATGGTTCGTACAATAGTAATACAACGTCGGAGCTCCAGAAGCTACTGTTATTTGAGTATATGCTCCAGAAGATCCAGGAGTGCCGTTTGTAGTCACACCAGTTGTGTATTGTGAACCACCCCCATGCGTACCATTAGCTGTAGTAGAGAATCTTAATGGATGACTGCTATTAGTATTATCAGCTTGAT